GTTGTCAGGTCGAGGATCTCATCCAACCCCCAGCCGGTGAGCTTCGAGAGGATGACGACCCCCCGCCTCAGGTCTCCGACTGGGGGGCTTGGAAATCCTGCAAGACTTCCGAGAGTTTCGTGAAGTCGACAGTGTCCAGGGCCTCGATGGAAGACGGCGCCACCTCGCAAAGGTTTGCGAAGAATTTCACCGCCTTCTCAGTGTCGGTTCCTTTTGCTTTGTCAATCACCATTTGATCACGAACGGTTGGCCGACGCATGGTAAGCGTTTCGACCAACACCCCATCAATTTCGATTGAATAATCGAGTTCGATGGTTTCAGTAGGGCGTGATTTTGAGGCCATCTATTAGATCCCCATGGCAGTGCGGAGAGATTCAAGCTGATCAGTGCCGTTGATGATCCGCTTCATGTTTTCAACATCGATCTCGATCAGCGTCTCGCTGGCGATTTCGAGTTTGTAACTGCGAACCGCCATTTCAAAACTGGCTTCCGTTACGGCGCCGGCTTCAAATGCGCCCGGATCAAAGTTCGTGAGTGAACCGGTCAGGTTGCAAACGACAGCCACGGCATCAGTGTCACCGTTGCGCTGCAAAGCACCGCGAGCGGTGAGCTGCACAGCGTTCTGATCATAAAGACCGAACATCTTGAGCATGTCGGTGTCATATTCGGCAAGGGTAAAGCTGCAGGTCAAAGCCTCCATGCCCATGTCGATGGCGATTGGGGCGTCAAGCCCGCCTGCCCTGTATTCCTCGGTTTGAATCCCGAGGGCTGGCAGCGTCAGTTCAGTGACTTTGCCGGCAAAGCCGACCCCGTCAAGGAACATCGAGAAATTTCTAAGAGTCCGTGGCAACATTGTTCAATCCTCCTCAGGGTGTGGTTGTGCCTGACCCAGACTGATCGGCTGTCGCCTGATTGTCAGGGTTGTTTTCGTCGCCGTCTTCGAGTGCCGAGTTGTCGTCGGCCTCGCTGTCCGTCAGGATGTTTTGAATGAATCCGTTGGTCAGGATTGAACGGAAGCGAACGCGCTCGGCTGGATAGGTCGGAGTGATTTCAAAATCAATCGTGACCTGGCCATTGCCCACGTCGGTCGCTGTGTTGGCGTCTGGGTCAACATAAACCCGGCTGCCCAGAATTGCGCCGCGAGTTTCGAGGGTGCGAAGATACGCCGCCACGGACTCGCTCACGTCCTGCAGATAGGTGCGAGTGATGCAACGATCCACCGCCCAGAGATGCGCGCGCATCACGGACTCGTTCACCATGTCGATAATTCGACGGGTGCTGATGAACTGATATTGAGCATCAGAGGTCGTCGAGTGGTTGCCCCAGAGGCGGAAACCGTTCTCTCTGACAATGGTGGCCACGTCGTTTTCGTTGAGGATGTTGGCCTCAGCGTTTTCGTCACCCAGGAAGAAACCGACAGCGCGGGAGGTGCCGACAATGCCCTGAATGATCCGGTTGCTTGGTGAATACCAGAAGCCGCGCTCAGCGTCAGACTTAGCGATCACACCAGCCACAAAAGCCGAGGATGGGAGCGTGACAGATGCGCTGGTCTTGACCCAAGGGTCGACCACATAAAGGCGATCGGAGACGTGCAAGTCTGCATAGGCCTGCGCGTCGGCCTGGGTTGTATTGGGGCCGTCTGCGACCACAATTGCCCGAAGACGATCGCCCACGCCGCTGCCACCGCTGGAGATAGCGACAAGCTGAGCCACGACGGTGTTGGCTACCTCAGACCCAGGGGTCAACGTGCATTGGTGGGTGTAGCCAGGGGCGCAAAGAATTTTAGGGCTCAGGCCTAGAACTGACTCGGCTTTCAAGAAAGCCCAGACGCCAGTTTTTGCGGTGCTGTCGCCCACAATGTTGGCAATGGTTGCGGCCTCGTCGGCGCCAGCCTCAACGCGAACCACGATCACCGTGGCGCCGACCTGGGCAAAAATGCCCTCTAGTGCGCCTTTTAAAGTGCCCGTCGCACCTAAAAGATCGGCTTTCGAGCGACTGCCTGAGATCAGGACAGGCTCATTCAGCGGGTACGTTGCAGCGTCAGCAGCCGGCGCAGTGCCAATTACGCCAATGACGGCAGATCGAACGGTCTGCAGAGGGCGGACGCCTTGCGTCAGTTCGACGACTTCGACGCCGTGTAAGAAATTAGCGGGCATTTTTTAGGGCCTCCATGTTGGTTGAGAAATGGGCCACTCGACGGCCATGAGTGCGTCTTGTCTATTGTAAGCAGTGAACGGCACTCCGAGCGCTGCTGAGCAGTTTTTTACGGCCATCAGTTGACGACCACAGAGTCGTCCCAGGATCGTGCCATTTGAACCGAGGCCCTAGGGATTTCCTCGACCATGACTTGAAAACCGCCGAACGATTTTGCGAATTGGTTCGTAGTGTTGTTGACGGTGTGGTGGTTAAGAAATCGAGCTCCGCCACCGTCTTGTCTTCGGTAGTAAAGACTTGTTTTAACCGTCGAGCCGGCTACAAGTGATTGGCTGCCAAAATTTGAGTGAGCAGGATCAATCAAACGCTGAGCAAAACTCATGTTTCCGGCTGTACTGTGGCCAGAAATATACGCATTCGACCCGGTTGTCATGACGTTGTAATCGCTGGCGTTGTTATTAAATCTGACTTGCAGCAAGTATTTAATCGCTGTCCAAGTGTTTTCCTGACTTTGCAGAAAGCTGTATTTGAATAAAATTAACGGAGAGTCAGTCAGAATCGTAAGAGAATTACTTGAGTTGCTTCCGTTATGGTCTGTAAATGGAGAAATGTGATATTGTGAATTTCCATTGCCGTTAACGTCAAACGATTGCTTAGTTTGTTGCGCGTAAAATTGCGCCGTTGACTCAACAGCTGTTTGAGCCTTTGGAAAATTAAGAAGTGAACGAGCCATAGGATCCTCTTGAATTAACTGCTTTGATTGCGGTCACCTCTGACCGAATAAACGCTTGAATCCCACTCACGAAGTCGGATTGACAAACCACCTCCATGGTTGTCTGTAGCGTTGTGCCAGACTTCGCCGTTTTGGTTTTCTGTCGATTGATTAATTTGAGTGCTAGCAGAGCTTGAGTCGATTGCGACTTCCAAGCGAAAGGCCACTTTTGACCCAGCATTCAGGGATGGTTCCCAAAGCATAAAAGCACCAGCAGCGTTGCCGCAAGAGTGGCGACTGTCGTTGAAGGCGCTCAGCTGTTGATACATGCCCAGGCTTGACCAATTACTTGACCAGCTACTGCCTTGATTCAATTTATACATCATTCGTATAAGCAACGAACTCCAATCCTGGCGGTGATCACAGCCAACGTTGAATTCGAGGTCAAGCTTCGGGTTGTTCTTTGCAACTGTGTATTCAAGCAAACCGCTAGACCCTGTCGTGTTGCTTGAAATACCTCCAATCGAGGTCCAGTTAGTGGTGTTGGCGAGATGGGTATATCGGCCGCCATCCCAAAAAGCTTGACCCAGAATGCTGGTTGGAGCGGTTGCAACTGGAAAATTAAGAAGTGAACGAGCCATGGTTCAATTCCACACTGAATTTGAGGTTTTGCTGCAAATGCCAGGAGCGAGCTCGACAATCCTCACCGATGCTCCTCCAAAAGTGTTGCCACCAATTGATGACCCGTTGTCACTGCCGAAGTTAAACACGTTGTAATAATTTGTATCTCCATTGGCGTTGCCACTTTCTAAAATCCGCCAGTAAATTGTTGTTCCAGCACTTACGCCAGGACTCCACAAGCATTCAGTCCGGCCCATATCTCCAGCCATGTCATGACTGCCGTTGTAAGACGTGAATCCCAAAGACAAGATGTCGATGTCGCTGTGTGAAAAGTTGTTCAGGACGTTACCTTGCAGGCGGAGTGCACTAGCTCTCCATGTCGTCCCATGGTCTTGTGAAAAAGACATGGAACAATGAAACACGCTTTGATCGCCCATTGTCGTCATGCCATGCTTAAAGGTGCTGTTTCCGAATTCCCCCCAACCGTTGTTGGTTTGTCCAGTTTGTGAAACCCCTCCGTTACGTTGCATGTAAAACACCTGCAAGTGGTTGCTTTCAGCAGCTTCAACCGGAAGATTTAAAAGTGATCGAGCCATTAGTTTTCTCCAGAAAAAATCAGAGCTCGACGCCCCAGACGTTGAAAGCGCTATTACCGCTATTGGAATAAATAACGATATAATCGCCAGTTCCTAACACGATGCCAGTGCGCTCAATCACGGCTTTAGACGCAAGGTCAGTGTCATATTCAATCATATATTTGTTGGCAGCACTTGCACCAGATGGCACAAGGTAAACGCGAACTTGGTCGGCGTTTGTCGCGTGCAGGTTTACAACGTTTAGAGATACCACGATGGGTGTCGTGGCTGTGAAAACTGTTGAGTTCGAGCTTGAGCCGATGCCGCTGCCTTGGAGTCCGTTGGCCATGATAAAAGTCCTTTAGGTGGAAGTTCAGAAGGAACCGCAGAAAAATGCGTAGCCCTTAGAGCCCGCAGAATCTGCGTAATTTTTTGTCGCGAGGTCACTTGAATTAACAGGCTCCGCCGCGTTTGAAATGGTGTTTCCACCCATGTTGATAGAACCGCTCATCGTTCCGCCTGCAAGTTGCAAACGGGCCGCTAAAGCGGTTGTGACAGTTGCCGAGAAATTGGCATCATCGCCCAGGGCGGCGGCTAGCTCATTGAGCGTATCCAACGCGGCTGGAGATCCCGCGATGAGATCGCCAACCGCTGTGGTGATCAGCCCGTTCACCGCTGAGGTTGTGATTGTCGCCGCTATCGCCGTATTGGCGGCAGCTATGTCGGTGTCAATCGCGTCCAAGGCTTCCCGAATCCTCACCACATCAGCAGCCAACAGGTTGCTGGGGTAAGGCTTCGGATAGTTTTGATTTGTTGTTCTGGTGTCAGTTGTCATAGGTTCAGACCATCACTGCTCGGATGTTGCGGATTTTGGGACGGCCTGCAGCCGTTCCGGTGAGATTAAGTTTCACCTTTGTGGCGCTTAGCCCCACAATACCGGTGTCCTCAAAAACATATTCGACGTAATCCTCGCCCACGGGGGTGGTTGAGGCCAAAGTCATTGTTTGGAACCCGCTGTTGTCGTACTGGGGAACGACAGTGGCGCCGCCTGTGACTTTTGCCTCATAGATCACCCGGATGGTGGAGCCTCCAGAAGCAACGTCAAACTGACGGCCTACATAGGTCCCGGCGGTGTCTAGTGATGCGGGGATGCTGAGAACGCCTGGGTGCAAGGTGGGCGACTCGGTGGAAGATCCTTCCAAGATCGCTTGCACTTGCATCGTGTCAGTAACTGCGGCCTCAAGCTGGATCGACTGATCAGGAGCGAGCAAGAATGTCTCGCCCGTGCTGCGAGTGTATTTGAAGGTAACCCGTGAGGATGGGCCAGGAACGTCAACCGGTGCCGTTACCAGCAAGTCGGTCATGTTGCTCACCGTCAGGCTGCCCAGGTTCACCGTTGAGGTGGCTGAGGTGAACTCAGCGCCCAAAAGCTTAAAGGTTAGATCCATGTCCTGGTGAACTGTCCAGCTGCTGTTATTTGAGCTGCTGAGCAGAACGCCCACGGTGTAAGGCTGTGCCGTTACAAACTCGCCAGCGGTGCCGTCGTACTTGCCAAGCTCAGCAACGCGCACGGCGTGGGTGTCGTCGTCGCTCATCAGAACAACGAAATACTCCTGACCGGCTTCCAGATAGATCGGGAAGTCAAAAGTTGCGCGGGTGTCGCCTGAAAGGTTGATGTCGCTTCCAGCAATCCGGGTGCTTGTGATTGGCTGACGGCCTGGGAATCCGTTATCGCCTTCGACAAGCTGAACGATCACGTCGTTACTGTCTGAGCCTTTTGCAGAGAACTGCAGATCAATGGCGGTAACGTGGCGACCTTGTGGCAACACAAAGCTTTGAGCCAAGGGGTCGCGGTTAGGCCGTGGAGGTGGTGACCACCAGCGCCAGGTTGTGGTCTGAGTGATGGAGTTCCATTCTTGCTCCACCAAAGTGCCTTGGCCAGTAAAGACCGCAGAACCAAAGTTTCCAGCGGCTCCGAGAAAACTGACTTCTTTTGATCCAGCGGGGATGTCAGCGGGAACAACGAAAGAGCCCGTAAGGTCTCCGTTTGAATCGGCCACTTCTCCGTTGTTGCCCAGGTCGACACCGTCAAAGGTGACAGAGGTCAAAGCCTCGGAAGCATCAAAGCCAGTGATTGCGAAGCTGACAGTTGTCTGCCTTAGGTTTTCGATGCTGCTCTGAACTTCAGAGGTGAGCTCGATCACGTTGGCCGTCTCACTCCGTGAGCGATCACCGGAGCCATTGACAATCGAACGGGTTGAGAACGTCGTGGTCTCATCCGTAACGATCCAAAGATCAACCGCAGGATCCAAGACCACATCGGCTGGGATTGGGTCAAAGTTGGCGTAAGGGTTGATCGCCATAAAGCCCGTCGCAAGCGTCTGAGTTACGAGCTCGACGTTTTGATAAGGCAGGAGCTGGTGATCTGTGTTGTTTTGGGCAGCCCTGACAGGCGCGCCCGCGACTGCGAGCTGCAGCTCTTGGTCGACAATGACTGCGTCCTGTGCGACGCCTGCGTCGCGGAGATCTCCGTCTAAAAGCGGATCAGCAAAAACGCCATACTTAGCGGTTGGTTCGCGTGAGCTGATGTCACGCTGCAAGCGCTCCTCAGAAAGGATCGTATAGAGCTCGGCAATGGCGCTCTTCATTTGCTGCTGCTCACGAGCAGAAACAACTTTTACGCCGTTGTTGTCGATCGTGGGCTTTTCTGTTGAATGCCAGGTCTGCAGGTACTCAGCAATTTTCAGCTGGTCATAGGGCACGCGAGGGGCCAAGGGGTTGAACGCTGTCGAAACACCGCGCACTCTGTGCAGGTAGCCATCAGCATCCAAAGCCACCGCATCAACGCGAGGCATCTTCCAGCTGTAATCAACCAAAACCAAAGTCGAAGCAACCGCGCCCGTGATGTCAAAGGCGCCAGTATCTGGGTCGATGTTGGTTGCGCTTGTGCTGGTCAAGAACCGATAGGTCACGTCATAGGTTGACCCCGGTGCCACCTCAGCCCCAGACGGCGACCAATCGACTTGGTCAGCTGTCAGGTTGTAATCAGTGCCCGCCGCGTAGGTCGTGCCGGACTGGCTGACGCTTTGG